GAGAAGACTTTATTAAAACTTATAAGAGTGAACGCGAGCCCAAAGATGCTGTGCCTCTAAGACAATTTAGTCCTAGTTTCTTTTTTGTTTTACATGCTATTGATTATGACACACAATTTAAACGGATCGAACGTTGCAAACAATGGATGCAACAAGGTGGCTTTGATCCTTTAGATGTTAAAAATTCTTTTGGATATATTCCTATGGGAACTTTATTCAAAAGTGAAAATGACAGTGTTTATGAAAATGCATTGTTAAAATCTAAAATTAAAAAGGTAGTGATTTTATGATATTTCCTAAATGTATGATCGGAAGAGCACCTCAAATTACATATACAGGACATGTTTTACCCTGTTGTTGGATACCATATGAAAAGGAACTAGAGTTTGTAGACGGACTATCTAAAATAAATCCTTTTTGGCGAGAAGACTTTAATTTATACAACAATAAATTTATGGACATTGTAGACAGCCCCGAATGGAATACCATGTTAGAAACTATTTACAAAGACACGCCATTAAAGTGTTCAATTAAATGTAGCGAGTTTACAGTTAGCAAAACTGGAAAAGCGGAAACTGGAAATACTACAGTGCCAAAAATAAATCCATCAAAAACAGACAAACAAGGATATATAGAAACACTATCAGAAAGCCAAGAGATTTTTGAATATACTAAAAATAAAATTGTAGACTATAAAAAAGTTCAATTAGAAACTACAAGTAGATGTAGTTTAAAATGTCCTTATTGTCAAAGGACAGTAGAAGCAGGAACAGGTAAGTATTATAAATCCGATTTGACATTAGAAATACTCGAAGATGTTTTAACCACTCCATATATTGAAAGAATAGATGATTGCGGTCGTTATGGAGATCCTACATTTTACAAACAATATCATGAGTTCTTAGATTTAGTTGCAGATTCAAATATTAAAAAATATAATATGAGTGTTGCGGCTACAGGACGAGGCAGTAATTGGTGGAAAACAACAATAGATAAATTTATTAAAATTAAAAACACTGGAACTATACCTATCATTACATTTGGAATCGACGGGTTAAAGGACACTAGTAATAAACATAGGATAGGACAAAACTTTGACGAAATATGGAATGCTATGATTGACTGCCATAATGCAGGTATTAAAGTTTTGTGGCAAGTTATTCCTACAAGTGCTAATGAACATCAAATTGAAGAAATTAAAGAGATAGCAGACAGATTAGGTATTGAAATTAGAATGGTGTTAAGTAATAGATTTAGGGGAAGAGATGATCCTCTTACACCGGTTAATTTGGACCTTAGTTATATCAAATAAATATTAGTATGTTAAAAAATATTATTAAAAATAGGTATAGTGCTAGAACATTTCTTGACATAGAAATTGAGCAAGATAAGATTGATTACATTTTAGAATGTGCAACACATGCTCCTAGTAAACAAGGAATATATCCTTACAAGATTTTTGTGTTAGGTACTAGTGACAAAGCACAAGAAATAAAAGAGTGGTTATTCTGGGAAAACACCTGGTGTGTAAATGGACAACGTGCCATTCCAGAAGGAAAGGATAGCAATAATAAAAGATTTAATGGCCAATATAAAGCGCCGCTGGTGCTAATATATGTGGGATATCCTCCTAAATCTGTAGAAAATCATATATCTGCAGATTATATAAAAGACTTTTTAAAAAACTCTGCCGATAAAATTAATACTGACGCAACTGTTAGTGCAAGTTTTGCAATGTTAGCCGCTGAAGAACAAGGGCTTAGAACTTGCTTTGGTAAATGCCACGATGAAAAATTAGTATCAGAAAAGTTAGGAATACCCTCGAAAGCAGTAATGGTAGTAGGTATAGGTTATGCAGAAGATTATGAAGGAGAGGACGGAATACTAAACCAAGAAGTTTACAAAGACGGTATCCTACAAGGACAGCAACCAAAAAATTTACCACAAACAACAAATATTCCGGATCATTACGATCGCCAAAGAAAGCCAAGCAACATTATGGTGGAAGTATGAGAACACTTGAACATGTTAAAAGTATAGAAGAAAATAATTCTGATCCCTTTCAACTTTATAATTTTATCAGCAGAGTTGAAAACCAAGAACTTATTAAATTTTATGATAATACAGATAAAGAAATAAAAGCAACAGGACCTACAATAGTACGTCCTGACCTATCATTACCTGTATTTAAACAAATATTTAATAGAGTACAAGAAACTATAGGTGAAGATGTACGTTTAGAATCAGCATTGATATTCAGTACTCCTTGGGCACATGTAATACATAATGACGACGATGTTAAAGGAAATGCAAAGCCTTATAAAGCATTAACTATTCCTTTAGAATTATGGGGAACAGCAAAAGATACTGATATAAAACTAATGATGTTTGATCAGTATTATTATCATGGCGGCAAAAAATTTTACAATGGTGGCCCTGCCCCAAAAAAAATTGCAACCAATCTGCCTTTACTAGAATACAAAGATGTTAGTTACATTAATAATAAGGGTATACCTTATGATGTAAAGAAAAAATATCTTACACATTTACAAGATAACTGGCTAGAAGGATTATCAATCCATAGTTATTTTCCTTGGAAAATTAATAGTGCAATAATTTTTGACAGCACAAGATTACATAGTAGTAGTAATTTTAATGCTATAGGAGTTACTAAAAAACTAGCACTCAGTATCTTTACCTACCTACCATAGATATAGATAAGTATTTTTATGGTAGACTATAAGACTCACGACAAAAATGGTAACCCTTTAAATATTATAGATAATTCGCCTATTGAAGGTTATATAAGTCCTGCAAAAAGATGGGCTAATGAACCAGACTGGTTTGAACCTACGCAAGAAGATTTAAAATGTGAACTACAGTTATCTGCTTTAGATTTTTGGGAACCATTAAAACAAAAAGTTAAAGAAAAAGAGTTCAATTCTCAAATTGAACCTTACAATAATAAATGGATACCTTATTTGCGTAAAGAAGGTATTATGAATGATAGAGAAGGAATGTTGCTTTCAGGTCTCAACGGTGATACCTATACAGATAGTCTAAGCATGCCTGAAGCAATAAAACGTTCAGGGAAATATTTGTACGATAAGGACTTTAAATATCCAACAGAACTTTATAATAATTTAACATGCTTGCACCCTGTATTAGATATGTTTGGTCCTCTTGGCAGAACTGTTTTAATTAAAATGAACAAGGGATCTTTTTTTGTACCTCATAAAGATGATCCTTGGCTGGTTAGAGACTGTTTTAGGATTGCCGCTTTCTTTGGTAACACTCGCAACTTTGAATGGGAAATGTGTGGTCAGAAAGTTGATATTGAGCCTGGAAGATTTTATTATATTGATACACGTAAAACTCATAGAACACATTCTTGGCAACATAGTAGTATTCATTTAATTGTAAATATTCCAAAGACTTGGAAAAATGTTATGACACTTATAACAAATTTAGAAAGAGCTCCATGAAATTATTATGTGATGGATGGTGTGCCGACTACGATATCAAACTAAAAGGCATGCCCAAAGATGAATTACAAGAAGTTTTTAAAGACATATACAAATACCTTGTTCTAAATTTTCATAATCAAGATTTAGACGAAGCAGACCTATTGCGTATTAGTGAAGTAGTAGGTAGTGTGCAGAAGCAAGATCCTAAAGACGCCCAAAGGGCTCACGGCGGTGGCGGTGATGTGTGGGCAGGTGAAGGCATACTTAGAGTAGGCGGCGACGATTTGACAGGTAAGCCTAGTCTGTTTAGTCACAAGCATGATTTAGATTGGCATGCTAATCAACCTAGTAATCCTAAAAGAAAACATTTAATTTGGTTATATGCAGTAACTGGCACCGTTGGAAGTCGCACAAGTTGGTTGAATAATGCATGGTCATACGAAGACTTACCTGCTGACATAAAAGAGACTCTTGAAAATGTTCATGTTTATTGTGGTTATCAAGCAGGTAGATATAGCGATACTCCATTATTTAAAGACCATATACAGAGAGATAATCCTGTAAAACTTATTCAAAATTTTGGCGAACATAAAGGAATCTTTTTTCCTTTTTATCAAATATTTGAAGTTGTAGGATGGGATAAAAAAGAAAGCGAAGAACTTATTTCATATCTACAAAATCATATATTGAACGAAAAATATATGTATCACCATCATTGGAAAAACGGCGATCTCAATATAGCTGAACAAATTGTTACTATTCATAAAAGATGGCATTTTGAACAAATGGGTCAACGTATACTTTGGAGAGTAGCAAGTGGTCACGAAAATTTGCAGTGAAATAATGGCTCTTAGTACTGCGGTACGAACTAACGTACTTGCGGATGTAACCCACGCTGTATCGGGCTTAAAATGCGATTTAGACGGTATATATCCGTACTCTACAAGTATAGTTGATTGGCTTAAACCAGTTGTAGATCTATCGAATTTCCATGTGTATCCTATGAACGGTATTACACAAGGGCTAGATTGGTGGTACGATAAAGAGCGTAGAGCTGTAACAATGGAACGTGGAGACTATCAATGGATACATCCAAAAGCAGGAGTAAAACGTATTCATTATATTAGTGTGCCTAGTGCTATTAACGGAAACTTTATAGACATACCCAAAGACACACCTACAGCAGTTGACCTTGCATATTTAGGAAGCACAGATATACATAAAATAGATATACCAAAAAATGTAGAGTATGTGTTTTATAGTTTAAGTAAACCTTTTGGTGTACGTAATGTTCGCACAGGTTGGATTTTTACTCGCAATCTAGATACAAGATTAGATGCTATTACCAATAGTGCTAAGTACTATAACTATTATGCAAATAGTGTTGCAGAAACAATCATAAACAAATTTGATATTGACTATGTATGGAATACTTTAAAAGACAAGCAAATAGATATTTGTAATACATACGGATTCACACCAAGTGATAGTGTGTGGCTTGCAACAACAAACAATCCTGCATACGATAAATTTAAAAGAGGAGATGTAAATAGGTTATGCCTCGCACCGTGTTACTAGGAACTATCTCAAGTGTATATCACGATTGGGTACCATACCCTGTAGGATGCCTCATCTCTCATTGTATGAAAAATCCTACTATAGCAAAAGACACAACTTTTTTAGAACCTTTGTATAAAAGCAAATGGGATAATGAAGATACACATGCAAAATTAAAACAAGCAGACATACTTGGACTTACATGTTATGTATGGAATCAAAATGCAAACGATGAAATTTCTCAGTTATTTAAAAAATATAATCCTAAAGGTGTAATTGTATACGGCGGTCCCAATGTACCAGAACAAAATTTACAAGAATTTAAACGTCCTTATGTAGATCATTATATGACCGGTCCAGGCGAGTTACAATGGGAAAAGTTTTTAGATCCTACTAGCAGTAGTGAGTATGCTATACCAACTCCTTATACAGATGGAATATTTGATGACTTACTAAAACGTGAAGATGATATTGCAGTAGCATTTGAAACCAACAGAGGATGTCCATATCATTGTGCATTTTGTGATTGGGGCGGAGTAAGTCGCAGTAAAATTACAAAACTAAAAGATGCCGCAGTAAAAGAAACTATAGAGCATGTACTGAGCTTTGACAATGTAAAGCGTTTAGAAATACTAGATGCAAACTATGGCATATTTCCTAGAGATGTAGATTTTGTACAACACATTGTTGATAATAAAAAGCGTGACGATATGATGCTTACTTTTGCTGGCTTTGCAAAAAATGGATCTCCATACTTGCCTGAGATCATGAATCTCACAATGGATAATTTTAATGACAAAATGCGTAATGTAAAAATTAGTTTGCAAACATTATCGCCAGATGTACTAGATACAATTCAACGTAAGAATATTAGTACAGACAAACTATTGCGTATAATGGATCAACTAAGAGATATCAAAGTAAATTCAGAACTTATTATAGGCTTGCCAGGAGAAACAGCAGACAGTTGGGCAGATACATTATTCAAACATCCAGAACTAGGTATTGATTTTGCAAGAAGTTATCCTTTATATGTTTTACCTAATACACCTATGGCAACAAATGAATATAAAGAAGAATACGGAATAAAAACTAAAAAAATAATTTTGCCTAATAAAGAACAGTTTGAAATGATATATCAATGTAATAGTTATGATTTAGAAGAAATCACAAAAATATATCTTACTTGGTGGTACTTTAACACATTCTATAATTTTGGCATTGATAAATCAGTCACAAAAGAAACAATGAAAACTTTTTTTAATAACTTAGACAGCATGCCTTATGTTAGTTGTTGTGTTGAAGAAGTACGTATGGCATTACATAGAATATTTAAACCTGAGGACGAATTGCATCTAGAAGGATATGATTATAGTTTTTTACATAAACAGTTAGGCAGAGGAAAAGAATTACTTTATTTCAAGCAAAATCAAAAACAGATATGTAAAGAACTAGGAATCAAGTTTAATATCAATAATGATGATAAAGAATTAGGGAGTGCATTTGCATATATAAAATGAAAGATATAATTTTTACACCATTAGCAATTCCACCTATTCCGAATAAACAAAAAATATTAGATAGGTTCAATGCACCTGATTTTTATATTTGGTGGGATGAAGAAACATTATTAGGTGAAAAGGAAAATAATAATCCTTTAGGTAATCCGCAACAGTGGACAGATAAAGCAAAAGAAAATTATCCTGAGCTTATAGAATGGATCGAAACTTATATTCCTTGTGATGATTTTTACTATATTCGTATTGCAAGAGCTAAACATTCAATACCTCCACACATAGACGGTAATGCTGTTAAACCAACACATAAACATCATCTTGCTATTATGCCTGAAACATTGGAATATAATATGGCGCATGAACCTATTGGTTATCGTTTTGTTGTTGCAGGTAGCAAGGATAAAATGTATATGTGCAAAGACTATGATTATACAAAGGACATGTCTTGGCAACAAAAGCATAGATGTATTGTGCCTGAAGAAACAGATGCGTTCTTAATACGCAACCAAGACCAAGCACATGGAGTTGAAGAAGATACTGAAGATAGACTAATAGGATTTATACTTGGTAAAGTTAATGCCAGGAAGCATTGGGATCTAATAGAAAAAAGCGTAAGTAAGTATAGTGATAAAGTTATAAGGAAACAAGATGTATTCAATGCATGATGGCGCAAATATTAGTGTACACCAACAAGTAGCCAAACGACTACAACCAAAAACGTGTGTAGAGATCGGAACTTATTATGGTGGCATCACATACAAGTTAAGTAAGATGCTCCCTGATAGTCATTTCTTTGCTGTGCAAAGTTATCACGATCATAAACTTAATCACATGCCCAATACTGACAGAGGCGAATATAGTATTGGTCAAGCAAGAGAAGATAAAAGTGAAGGGCTTGATAAGGACCTTAAAGAACAAGATTGGAAGCGTAGTGTTAAGAGACATTTTCCAGAAGAGTATCACGACTATTTTGATTTTAATCTACTAGCAAAAACATTTGAAGACTGTAACAATGTAAGTATTATATTAGATACTAGTCCTTTTAAGTATGATTGGAAAATTGGATTTGATCTAGCAATATTTGATGTATCACCGTTGTTAGAAGAAAACGTAAAACAATTTAATTATTGGTGCAAGTACGGCAATCATCATGCTAACATACTTATGGGTGCATATAATCATCAACAAGAATTTTATGATTATGTAGACAAAAGATATAAAGCAGAAAAAATAGGAAATGATTATGTTCTCGTGTGCATATGAACTTAACATAGACATCACACAAGTACGTGAAGAACTACAACATCTAAATAATCCTAAATACAAGTATGCAGGCTACGATGATATGTGCTTTTACGTATCAGACGAAACAGTAAAACAACAAAGTTGTGATGCTGTTGTAAGTTTCAAAGAAAAATTTAATAACGGTTTTGTAGATGGCATACGTTTTCTTAACATGTATCCAGAACAAAAATATTTGCCCCACGTTGATTCCAATGAACAAGGATTTCATAAAGACATACCTATGGATGTACAACATCCTGGCAATGTAAATATTTTGTTAAGTAAACCAGTTGGTGATACCACAGTATGGTATATAGATCCTGACCTTAGGAAATTATGGCCTTGGGCATTTAGTAACAACGGAGATCTATTTCCTGATAATGTTAATAATTATATTACAAACGAAACCATGGGGCAAGATAGATCAACACTTCAACAAGTAGATAAATTTAAACTAACTGACAAAGCAACATTGTTTAATACGTCTGCACATCATACTATAATAAGTGAAGATGTAAATGAACCACGCTCTAGTGCATGTTTTATATTTTGGCCATACAATAGTTGGCAAGGTATAGTTGAAGCAGTAAGAGCAAAGGGATTATTGCATGACCGCATGGAATAAAGAAAAAATCTTTATACATATTCCTAAGACAGGCGGAATAAGTATGACGTCTACAATGGGCAAAGTAAATATTAAACCACATGCACCTATATGTGATCCAACACTTCCTAAATTACCTAGTTTTACAGTAATAAGAAATCCATATGAACGTGCAGTTAGTTGGTGGAAGTATTCTAAACAATACGGAATTGATGTTGGATTTTTAGAATATTTGTATGTTTATTTTGACAAGCCATGGCCTAATTGGCGTAAACAATTTGAAGAATATACAACTACAACAGCAGATTTCTTTTTAGGAGAATTTAAACCTAGTATTCCTATGATGGATTATATAACAATTAATCATAAAATTGCAGTAGATGAAATTATAAGATACGAAGATATGCAAATCCAAGAACGACAAAATGTGTCTAAGTTCAAAATAAATATTAATGAGGTACTCACACCAGAAGCAAAAAACGTTATAGAACACTATTATCGTGTTGATTTGGAAAGTTTTGATTATGAATAAAAAGCATTTACCTAGTATATACAACTATAATTTAAATATCGACTTAAAAAAATTACAAAACGACTGTGATAAATTAGCAGAAAAATTTGTTGATGTACGCACAGCAAATCCTATGCTGTGTATGAATCATGAAGATTTAGTTAAGAATGTATACGACAACTTTGAACAGATAAACCTTACTACACCTAGTGAGATTTTACCGCACACAGCCAGCATTAAGGAGCGTCTAAGACGCCGAGAAGAACACCTTTATAATGTTCCTACTGACGATTATCCTGGTAGTTACTTTGAGCAAGTTATTACACAACTTAAAGCACCTGCAAGCCGTATAAGAATTACAAAACTTGCACCAGGTAAAAACATACCATTTCATGTAGACTATGATGTAAGTTATGCAGTACGTTGTATTGTACCTATCTACGGAGATAACCAAGTTATAAATTTATTTAAAAGAGATGGCAAATTAGAAGCATATAATTTAGAAAATGGAAATGCTTACTTTCTAAATATAGGATATCCACATGCAGTTGTTAACATGAGTAGCAAGCCACGTATTGCTTTAATGTTTAGTTTAGATGGGACAGACGATATTAGTCATCTTTCCAACGGTTCCTAACTTCAGATGTTATAAATGGCCAACCACTAAGATTAAGTCTTTGGCCACTACATGGTTCGACCCAGTGATCAAATCCTGTACGCATTATTACAAGCCTATTACGCTTTGGAAGTATACGCATATCTTCTGTACATAATTCGCCATCAGTCTCATCTGTAAGATAAAGCATCCATACCCAGTCTCCATAAACTTCTGGATCTTCTTTGTGCTTGCCTATGTGACTGCTAGGGGTAAACTTTTTGGCAAACAGTTGCATAGGTTCTAGATCCTGTGTAGGTATACTTGTGCCAATGTGTTCGCCTATTTCGCTCAACAACATTAGTCTATGGGGACTAGTTCTAATGTTATTTTTTATCATTTGCCATTCGTATTCTGTATATTCGCCTACATGTGACCCTGTTTCACTGTCTAGTTGTAACAGTTCTCCTTTGCAAAGTTCATCTAGTTCTTGTAGATAATCCTCTTCAAAAATATCGTCAACTACTATAACCATTTTCTTCCGCCCATTCTTTCCAAGTTGTGTTAGTATCCTCAATCCATTGATTGTTATGTTGTTTCCCTACACTATGAGGACCATTTATACTAGCCACGGCATGCAGTCTTACACTACGACAAGGAACTACAGCATGAGCTTTGCTTGTATTCAAAATAAAAGACTCTCCAGGCTTACAAAATACAGGACCGTCAGCAGTTTCTATGCTACTTGTAATTCCTTCACCGTCATTTAATAAAACATGATGATATCTAAATCCTGTATCACCGTCAGTGTGCCAAATAAATCTGCAATCGTGTTCCATATAGCTAAACCAAAAATTGCTACGCAAATTAGGAATAACTGCGTCGATTTCATTACAATGTTTTTTTCCTAATTCTTTAAAGTCTTTATGAACAAAACAATAAATGTTTAAATGCTGATCCGGTTCTATTCTAGCATTTTCATGTCTTAGTTTAACATAATACAAAACTCCTGAATCATAGTGATATTCATCCACATAATCTAACCAGTTCTCTTCATCCTTCATATCAAATCCTCTAAGTCCGTTGTATATGTCACGTTTATCCATAAGTTTTTCTGACCGACGCATATACACATTAAGATAAGTTTGATCACCAAAATTAAGATCTGGCCAAATTTCTTCAGTCATATCATAAAATAACTTTGTAAGTTCTTTAGTGTTGTTTACAGTGTCACAAAGAACAAATGCTTCTTTCATATGTTGATCAAACATTCTACTAACTCCTCTATCGGTTGCTCAAAGCAAATTTGAAAATTATATCTAGGGTATTCATTATTATTAATATAGTGAGGTAACTGTGTGTTAAACAATATAGGTTTTTCATGTGTAACAGTTGGACCGTCTATAAAATGGCAAGGTGCATAATCTTTATGCCAAAACAATGGAACAATTAATACAGTGTTCCTCTTCCATTTAGTATTATCTACATGTGCAACTACCTTTGCATTTGCAGGTTGATGTACAAACATTGTATAACAATTATAGTTAAATCTTTTAAAATAAGGTAAATCTAGGTCCCAACACAAGTTACCATCTTTTTTACCGCTTATGGTATCGTAACCAAGAAAATTTGCTTCAGGACTCTTACATAAATTTTCTAAAAAATTTACATCTTCTGAAGAAATAAGATCTGTTGTTTCATAAAACGGAATCATGTATATATTTGTCTTTTCATTTCTATTATTGCATCCATACACATCTCTATATTCATTACAAGCCATATACTGTCGCTAGAGCCCGGATTAAATAACGAGTGCGTTTTTAAAGTATTTAAGAAATAAATTCCACCTTCTATCCAATTAAGTACATTGTGATTTTTATAGTCGCCATGCATCCAATAAAAATTTGGAGGGTTTACATTTTTTATAGGTACAACTAATCTAAACGTTTCGGGAGACCGGCTCATTGCTTCATCAACATGAGGAGGAAAGTATCCACCAGGTGGAATTTTAATAAACTGTGTTCTTCCTAAAAAGTTCTTCCAAGGAGTTAATATTCTTTGTAATTCCTGACTTGAATTATATAAAGGTGTAGGAATTTTAAAATCTAATTCGCTATATAGTGTCACCTTCGACTTTAAAGCCTCTTCCTTCTGTTGGTCAGATTTTCTTAAACTGCCTTTACTTTGATTAAATTTTCCGTCTAACGATGTAACTGCTAAAGAATATCTTGGAATATGAGGTTTATTAGGATTATATTGAACCCATTCTGTATTATATTGTTCTATACTGGTTAGTATTTGTTTTGTACTAACTGAAGTTGTTAATTTAACAAAGTCACCGTTACTGATTAATGCACTAAATATTTCCCAACTCATTTGTTACCTCCTTTACTGCATCTTGTATAGTTATATCTGTTTCTAATTCTGGGTTATTGTCTAATATAGGATTTTCTTTTGTAAATCCCCATGTAAGATAAGGTTGCTTAAATTTTTTACTCATATGTTCTAGTGTAATTTTATTGTCCTTTTTTATAATGTCCCAATGATCTGTAACTTTTGCTTCTGTGATTTTACTACCAATGTTTATACATTTAATTTTGTTACGATACGCTCTTATACTAATATTAACTTGAGCATTTCCAATATCTGCACAATTTATCATACAATCCAGCTTATCTTCAAATATTTTCTCCACATCAAAATTTAAGTCATATCCTGTTGCTCTACTATAACCTTTAATACTGTGTCCTAGCTCTTTGCACTCATTAGCAATATGTTTGCCAAAGCCGCTTGTATGACCAGTTATGCCAATCGTAAGACCCATTGCAGTCCTCCTAAAGGAATTTCTTCTTGGGTAATTTTCCAATTATAAAAACTATGTTCTTGAAACCATTCAAGCAGTTTAGGATTTTCTTCCCTGCTTACCCATATATCTTTATAGCCCATATCAAGTGCCATCTTTGTACTAAAACCTAATGTAGCATTTCCTCTTTGCAGATCATCTTTCATTGTACCCCAATCATAATTTCGATCACGAGTATGACGGCTCATAATTCTAATGCCGCCGTTGTATTCTGGTCTTGCAATACCAGCACTATAATAAATTAAATGAGGATCCCAACCCATGCGGGCAAACTTTGTATGTTCAAACAAAGGCCACTTGCTATAGTTATCTGCATGTTTGTGTCCTTGTGTTTTTTCAAACAGTTCTTTAATGTCCTCTATGTGAGGTTCAATCTCTTCTAAACGCCATTTCATGATGATCTTTATGGTTTCCTTCGAACGGTGCGATTAAATTTACCCAAATATTATTAATCGGTCCTTTACTGTCATGCCCCCAAAAGTTCAATGCGCCAAAGCCGAAGTAGGCTAGTGCGTAAATTATTGCTAATACTACAAGTGCGTTGAATCCAAATACCAGTGTTAGTAGTATTGCGTTTGTAATGTAAATTAAATTTCTATGTTTATGAAAGAAAACTACTCTAGGATTTGTAATTATATCCTTTAAGAATTTACGTGGTATTCTTTCTACTCTCCATAGACTAAACAATATTGAATACCAAGGTTGATATTTTGCACTATGCGGATCTTTTGGTGTATCTGCATATACATGGTGCATACGATGTACACCTACCCAACCTAGCGGACTTCTGTTACCACAAAGCAATCCGCAGTATAGCATTACTATTTCTTGCCAAGGCTTTGCAGAAAATTCATTGTGAGAAAAATATCTGTGATATCCATACGTAATGCCAATAGTGACAATTAGCATATAGGCTAGATAAGAGAATAGAATAATATATAGTATTTGCATACTAATACTTATCTTTATTGCATTGGGGAGTTATTAAATAAGGTTAGCCCAAGAACCGTTTTCATAGCCTTGGAATTTATTATCTGAAGTATTATAGATAACCATACCATTTGCGGCTGTAAGTGCATCACGTTGTGTAGTTGTTAATGAACCAAATTGTACAAAGCCAGTTGCTTTAGCATTACCTAAAACTTCTAATGCTTCAGTTGGCTCAGAAAAGTCTGAGTTTGCAGGTTCAATTTTTACTTTTAATCCACCAAATACCTGATGAGAATTATAAAGTGATACGCCAGTCAATCCAGTATCATTATGACTCATGTAAGTATTATTAACACGAGTTTGCATAACAAATTTTTGTTGTCCGTCGACTCTAGTAACTAATGTGCTTGCAGGATCTGATCCTGGAGGTGCACCTACTCCCTGAGTGTCAAAGCCAAATTCAAGTCTTGCTGTTGTACCAATATTGCCTGTTCCGTTAACAAACAGTCCGCTTGTACCTACAGTTACTTTATCTGTATCTACGTTACCTGTAATTTTGCTGTTATTACTATCAATCAATACAGTTGAATCGTCTGCAAAAACAGAGCCTACCATATCACCTACAACTGAACCAAAGTGTGTACCTGTTGTATTACCAACTACGTTACCTGTTACAGACCCAGTTACATCTCCTGTTAAGTTACCAACTACGTTAGTTGCTGTTACTGAACTAGATACTACTGGTCCTACAATTTTTCCGTTTATAGCATCAACTAGGAGCGTTGAGTCATCACCATAAATGTTACCACGTATATCAATTTGTGGATTGTCAGTTGCGGCCCATTGTGTGCCGTTGTATACAAGGATTTGATCGTTCTGTGCGGCTAACGCTTGTACGTTACCTAAATCTTCTAAATTCTGTGTTGATACAGATACTGGAGTACCACCTGTTGTGGCTCCGTCTCCAACAAATACTTCTTTGCTGTCTGTTGTGTAAACAAGTTCACCTTCAGCTGGTACATAACCTGGACTGGTTTGTAGTGCTGTTTTAGTGCCTCGTTTGATTCGTAAAGTACCCATGTAATGCTCCTAATTCATTGTTACATGTATTTATATCAAAACTACGATATCTCTACTTTTTCTTTTTAGTAGGATTCTTTAAAAATGCTCTAGTTTGCTTTTGAACATCGCGTTTTACCTTTGTTGTATTTAATCTAAAGTCAACATGCACAATTTCATCGCCGTATTCGTTAAACAAATCGGCGATAGTATCGTCTAAATTTGCGCCTGTACTACGTTTAGCATTACAATCAATCTCCCAAATTTTACCTTCTTTAAATTCAATGCGTATTGAATGCAGGTAGTCAATAGGTATAGTCTGTATATCTATATCTCTAAAAACTTCGGGCCAATGTTTGATTACATCATCAGGTAGCGGCTTTGGCACTTTTGGTCTTCTTTGTAGTAGGAACAAGCTCTTCTGCTTGTGCTCTAAGCGCCTTTGCTTCTTTATATAATCTATCCGCATCTGAACGATATTTTGCGGCTAGGTCTGCATCAGTTAGTACACCATCATTAGGTGCCTGTAACTTAGCAGTTTGTGACTCAGCTACCACTGCTGAATTTGCTGTTTTTGGCATTTCGTTAACGCTACCAGCTTCAGTAATTGTTGTACCTTCTGGAAGTTCGTTAGGATCTTTCATTGCCAAGTCAGCAATAGTAACACCCCTTTGATCTGCAATAATCTTGTTAAGTTCATCTAGACCAATTACAGTTGCAGTGTTTGGTGTCATTTCAATTTCACTCATAGGTAATGATTGTAATTTACCTGTGCTGTGAAATCTTGCTAACATATTAGCACCGTCACTTAATTGTGTTCTTGCCATTACTTCTGCAAACTCAAATGCTGTTTGAGATGAGTTACTTTCAACTGTCTTAATTAAGACATCGTGATCTTCATCTCTAAGTGTAGCAGTATCAATTACTAAAGCATTTGCAGGAGGATTTTCTCCTGGAATAACTCTGTATGCTACTACAACTTTACGATTGTTTGTCTTAAGTCTGCCTACGTGTTTAATTTCGGCCATTATGCGTCTCCTTTAGGTGCTTCCGCTGGAGCAGTTCCTTCTTTGCCTGCTTTCGCTTCGTCTTCGGCTTTTTGAACTGTTTGTAGGAATGCATCTAATTTATTAAATGTTTTTCCAACTGCTTCCATTTCGTTAGCTTTAAATGCGCCTCTTTGTGATGCGACATCAATGATTGATCTTAGTACTCCAAGATCTTGTACAGTAAGTTCAACTGGTGCTGTTGACACACCTGCTTGTGGTGCTTCACCTGCGGGTGCCGCTTGAGCTTCTGCTGTTTTTGTTTCTTCAGACATATTATTTACTCCTTGTATGTATTATATATGCACTTAATATTTATTTGTACTTTAAAAGTGGACATGCTAAAACGAAATATGAAAGTTCTTTTGGATCCTCAAATCCTGCTCTAAGAACAGTTTCAATTTTATTCTCTTTAGTTAATCCTACTACCTTTTTTAGAAAGTATCTCTTTTTTAGATTAGAATTAATCCATTTAGAAATAGCAGTTTCAATGTTATAGGTATGTGGTAAGTCTATTGTAGCAAGATGTGAAGGCTCATAAGATAGCCTTCTTATCTCAAAAAAGTCTTGAGCTGTAACCTTATTTTTAACGATCAACGTGCCTCCTCATAGTGGGCAGTTACACCAAATGGTGCTTTAGTATTCTTATCATGATGACCGTGTATAATGAATACAGTTTCACAGTAGTCTGCATCACCCCAGCTACCAAACGGATAACCATCTGTAAACATAATAAACTTCTTAGGCTCAATACCGTGTTCTTTCATGTATTTCCAGTTAGCATCAAAGTCAGTACCACCGCCACCTTGTATATCGTAATCAAGCAAGTCATCACCGCCATCTGAACTAAAGTCTTGTTCATTGTAAACATCTGTATCAAAAGTCCAAAGTTTAATATTATAATCTTTGTATTCTTCCATGATGCCTTTAATTTCACCTAAGAAATCTTTTGCTTGATGATCACCTATTGAACCACTCATGTCAAGTCCAATAGCAACATCAATGGTATCCATAAAGTTCATACCTGGAAGTATTGCACCAGTATGCCATCCTTTACGTGAAGGACGACTAAATGTATAATCGTTACGTATTGTAGATTGTATTTGCTGACGTAACAGTTCACGCCAGTTCATTTTAGGTTCTGTAAGTTCTTTAATAATACGTTGCACTTCTGCAGGAGTGTTACCAGCACCTGCGGCTTGTGCAGAACTTATCATGTTCTCTTTTATTTCATCACGTATTTTTTTAAGTTCATCTTTAGTATATGTAGGTCGGCCTTCGCCTTCTGCACCTTCTCCTTTACCCTTACCTTGATCTCCACCTTTAGGATCTTTCTCCCAATCAATATGTTCATCAAGTAAATCGCCAAGTGATTCTAAATACTCTTGTCCTTGTTGTTCTGCTTTTTCAAATAAGTCGTCGTATACTGCTTCACTCATCCAACCATCATATTTAAAGTCTTGATAGCATTGTACGATCTTAACCATCTCACCAATACGGTCACGTACTAGTGTATTGTTTACGATGTAATCACATGCGATATTGTGTAGTACTGGAATACGATCTTCTCTACGTGTAATATGATCAAATACACAATGCAAAATTTCGTGTGCGATTACAAATTCTATTTCCTTATTGCTCATAGCATTAAAGAATTGTGTGTTATAATATAAATGTTTACCGTCTGTAGCGGCAGTAGGACACCAATCATCACAGTTTTTAACAATAAGCCTAGTAGCCATATTACCAAAGAAAGGATGTCTAAGTAGTAAACCAACACGAGCAACGATAATTCTATCAGCTACGTCTACTCGCATTTCTGCAAGTTCTTCTGGTGTAATATCTGGATTAGGTTGAAAACCTTTTATATCTATGCCCATATTGTGTACTCCTTGTGTGCCATTTTATACTTATAGTATACAGTATTTAATACCATTTGTCAATAGTTTTGGTAAAATATTGGGCAAGGTCTTATGCATGCCTTGCCCAATACTACCGTGCCTATTAGGCACTCTGTGCGGCTTGGATATACTTACCAAAACGCTCATGGAACTCATCAAAACATTCTACTTCATCTGGGTCTATTGGAAGTGAATATTGTGTTAGAGCTAGTTTGATACCCATAACAACTAATTCAGTATCAAAGTTATCCATTGCAAAACGTAAAAAGTTATTTACTTTGTTGTCAAACTTCTTATCGTTTTTATCGCAGGCGTCTTTAAGTTCATAGCAAAGTGAAACAGTCAAGGAATACATGGCACTGATTTCTTTAGTTTCACAATCCTTAACCTTACCTTCAAGTATGTCAGTAGGGTCAGGAAGTTTTGAAGCAACCTTACGATGCGCCATAAACTTAACGGCAAGTCCTTCGCCGACAGAACCACTTACCAAATCGGTAGTGGTGTTCTCATCATCATCGTCTTCGATAAGCTCGGAAACAAATGACCAAGAACGAGGTGTAGCAAACGAACGACTTGGGCTCTTTGGATCAAAGTCATACAAGTCCTTCTTGCTAAATGTCAAGTAACCAACAACATCTTGGTGTATGTCGTGGTCTACTGCCCACTGGAACCAGTCATCAAAATCAACTGCTAGTTCTAAGTGAACAAATCTATTTGCTAACGGAGCAGGCATTCTGTACGTAACACCTTTGTCAGCATCTCTATTACCAGCCGCAACAATAAGAACATTGTCTGGCAGTTTGTATTGTCCAATACGTCTGTTAAGAATAAGTTGGTAAGCCGCCGCTTGTACAGCCGGAGCCGCAGAATTCATTTCGTCTAAGAACAATACGATATAATCGAATTGTTTTGCAAACTCTTCTGTTGGAAGTTCTTGTGGCGGTGCCCAAGCCATTACATTATCATTTGCTGAATAGTATGGAATACCTTTAATATCTGTAGGTTCCCATAGTGACAAACGAATGTCAATTAAGTGTGAATTTTTTAGTTGTTGTGTAATTTGTCCAACGATATCAGACTTACCAATACCTGGAGGTCCCCACATAAACACAGGACGTTTTTTCTTGAAAGCTCGCATAATGCTTTTTTTAGCGCCATTGGGCGAAACAGTACGTAGTGCAGTATTTTCCATATTATATTCCTCTTCTATTGTTATCAGTGCCATACTTTATTTCTAAGTATGTATATATAATACACTAAGTTATGCCAGAAGTCAACCACTTTTGGACGTTTTTTACAATTTATTTTTTTCGTACCATTTAATAGAACCTATGCGACAGACACCTTAAATGTACGATTTTCACGTCTAAATGGCTCTTAAACTGCGTTTAACGTTTTTCTGGGGTGTTTGTATGTATTAGACTATAAGACCGTTATAAGAGCATTTAATGACGTTTTATTCGTGCCGTTTCATGGCCTTTGTAAGTCCGTACTTGCGTAAGTCACCACTAAAAAGATGTAATTCCATGCTCTTTTTTTCGTCTGTAACCCATATACTGTATGTGGTTAGATAGTAAGGGCATGTAATAAATTGGTCTAAAAATATGTAAGTTTGTGTCGTAAATTTGAAATCCCTAGGAAAAGGAATTTCATACATCTGTATATCTAATTTTTCTTGTAAAAAATCAAAGCCGTCTTCAGTAAGTCTTAGTCCGCCTGTTGCTTTACCTCTGGTGTTTTGCCACCAGTCTGACATATACTGTTTAACATTGGCATCGCTAATAGCAATATCTGATTGCTTTAGAAAGACTTTAGTAAATGTTTCTTTCCAGTTCATTTCTTTCCAGCTCATTCATCTGTAACCAGTTCACCTGAGGTAAGTTTATATACTGCAAAGTCTTCACTTCTAAATAAATCGTTTAATTTTTTTGCTAGATTGTGTGCATGTCCTGGATTACTAAAGGATACTTTTTTATACTTTGGTCCAGGATAGTTTGTTATTGCGTTTGATGTCTTTAGATTAAACGGAGCACCTTTGAAAAACACAGCCCAAATAGCTTCAGCCTGTAAAACTTGCTCGCACTTATAAGATGCTTTGTCAACATTTTCTAAAATAATCGTTGGTTTTGGTCTACTCATATGCGTATCCTTTTAATTAACTACGCATATATTTATCTTTTTTTATTAGAAAACTACCACTATAATTAGACGTCTTGTGTATTTCTATATTCTAATAGTATCTTTAATTGATTTTTATCAATACAAAATACGTGTTCAATTTTTTCCATTCGACCTTCGTAGTCTTGTATTAGTTTTTCAACTAGAGTTGGATAAAATTGAGGATCTGTTATACTACCTATACATTGATCTTCTGAATCAAATGTAGGTTTTGTAAAAATATACGGATCACCTTGATTAAAAAATAATACTAATATGAACCACTTCATTTCCAGTCTCCACCGCCGTCCATAGTAACTGTTACAGGTTCATCATCTGCACTAGATTTATTATCAATAATAAGTTTTTCTAGTCTTCCTTGATGATTTGCCATTACAGTTCCTAGGGCGTATACAAGTGCTTTGGCTTGTGCTAGTGGAATTCTGATTTCTTTTTGGTTAGTAGTTTCAGCAGTCTTTACAATTTGTATAAACTGTTGAATTGGTATAGTATTAATTGGTTCGTTTGTTTGCATCTGAAAGTTCCTGCCTCATTGTAAATTCAGTTTTGAAAGGACCTCTGTAATCATACTTTTCAAGTGTGACTAGTTTAGGACAAAAACTTCGGACCCAACCCTTGTCAAAGTGAATAATGTAATATCCTGCCGCATACAAACTCTTAGACTTTTTACTTTTAGTAAAGAGCGGTAATTTCTTTTGTACATTATACATTACATTGTAAGGTGTACTAGACGTTGAAAAACCGTGTATTTCTTTAGTAGCAGAACTACCGTCTGATATAGTTGCTTTATCGTAACTAATACCGCCAATAAAACTATTAAAAGATTTAATATCAGTAAAGTAATCTGTTCCAGATGAACAACTATACATATATCTTTTGTCTTCTTGTTTTGATAGTGTACCAATACGTTCACCATCTTTTTCTACAATCCAAAATTTGTTCTTTAGGATTGGTTTTGCCTTAAGTGTCATTTTTGCCTCCATGTTATGAATACCTCGCATTGAGTGGATCAGCATATAACTGAACATTGTCTGCAATACGTTGCATATCGTGTTTAGCACAAAATTTCATTAAACGCATACCTACCTGTGTAACTTCTTTTGCAACCATGTTGTCTTCTATTACATCGTTAATAATACTTCTAATGTCGCCGGGTTGTGCAGTTAAATCACAAAGGACAACGTTACGTTGATAGTCATCAAGTACACGATGTTCTACACCTTCATGATCAGTCCAGCGTTGTAGCATCATGTTGTTCCAGTTGTAACCTTTGTTGTCTTTATCTTCAAATGCTTCAATAAGACCAACTTTGTTCTTAGTACCTTTTGTACGTACACCAGGGTAAGCACTGAACACATTATCACTTGTGTCACCACGCATACACTTTTCAAACAACATAAATTCTGGATTAGGAGCAGGCTTCGCCTCTTTAGTTTTCTTGTCAATAACAGGTTGCTTCTTCTTATCATCAAAGTAACCTTCATGTGAAATAATTGTATTACTAACACCATTGTACTGTGTTACATTGGGTGCAATAAGTTGTGCAAAGTCACCGTCAGTACTAATAATAACATGATTATCATTAGGATGTGCTTGTACCCAACCTGCAATAAGATCATCTGCTTCTAGTTGTGGATGTTGCATTACAGTACAGTTAGTCTTTGTACTTACAAAGTCTTTGAACTCATCAAACATCTCCCAAAACACTTTATCTTCTTCAGCCTGCGATTCAGTAAGTGCATCACGTGCAACCTTTCTGTTACGCTTGTAAGGCTCGTAAAAGTCCTTACGCCAGCTACGTCCTTCTAAACAGAACACAACATGACTGCCGTCAAAGTCAGCCCATGCTTTCTTAATACTGCTTAGTGTAATATGAAAAGCCATGCCTATCTTTGTATCAAGATCACCACGTATAACGTGTCTTGCACGGAAAAATGTATTAGCTGTGTCTACTAGAATGTATGTCATTAGTTTGCCTTTGTAATTATTATAGTAGTATTATAGCACCAGATCTGGCTTTTGTCAAGCATTATTTAACTTCAGCTTTACCATTATCGTCTGCTTTACTAGTATTGATATACCCCATACCGCGATTAGGTTCTTGACCTTCTTCATCTAAAACTTGTGTAGCAATAGTTCTAAACCATTGATCTATAATCTGTTCTGGTTCTTCACCTTGATATCCTGCATCAATAAGTTGTTCAATAAACTCGTTATTCCAATCGAGCTCAAAGAACCCGTTCTTAATGTTATCTGGATTCACTTGTGTATCTAGTACTGCTACCCAAGGCTTTTTATCTTTAGTTGCTTGTGCTTTTTCTTTTTCAAGAATAGCTCTGCGTTCTTCTTCTGCAGAAAGTACTTTTACTTTTTCGGGTTTCATACCCAATGCTTTTTTTACTTTATCTAACATATATCACCATCCTGCCTTTCTTATTTTATCTTCGTTAATAGGCGCCTTCATCGCCCTTTCGTGTTGCTTGTTCTTGTATTTTGCATCAAGTGCCCCACGCATTTCCGAAGAGTGAAATGTGTAGTCTGGGGGTAAATCTCCACCCTTCGGCCATACACGCTTCAGCCACGTCTTTAACGTTGAGGGCATATTCTTCACTGCGTCCGCCCAACGGCATAAGATATACTGGACATTCCAACCCGGCACCTCTGTAAGCTTCAACAGCTCTTTTGACTTCATCAAAGTCACCTTGAGTAGCGACAACAAACTTAAGATACATGTCGCTGTCAGTAACAAGCTGATACTCACTAGCCACGTCAGGCTTAATAGCAGTATCCCAAGGTTCTCCGCTAACGCTAAGTTTCGGGGAACAAGACCAAGTGACTTGGATTCTATCTTGATCATTAAGATAGTTAAAGAAATCTTCGTGTAAATGTTGTGTAGTGTTTGTTTCAAATGTAACATTTTTTAAATCCTTCATACGTGGATGTTCAAATAAATCAATGTAGAGCCTTTGCCACGCTAATAACGGCTCACCACCTGTTAAGATAAGGTGAACATCTTGTCCATTATCTTGTACCCATTTACCATTAGGAGTAAGTGATAGTAAATGTTCAACAACAGCATCAACACCTGCTAGTTTATTAAAATGTTTAAACTCTGGATAGATACTTGCATATGTATCACAGCCTGTATGTATGATAGGCAAGTCGTTAAACTCTTTTGTAGTTTCGTGTACACCTTGGTTAATAAGTTCCATTACTTCTGCGTTATGTTTCTTACCTGCTTTATGTTGTTCCCAACGGTCACGTTTTTCATCTGTACCAAAGTTCATGCAACGAAAGTTACAACCAAATGTACGTAAGAATACACTAGGTACTCCTACAAATTTGCCTTCACCTTGTACACTATAAAATGCTTCTGAATATCTTAATTGTTTTTCTTTACTTTCCACAAGCAAACTCCTGTTGCAGTTTAATGTTATCCATAAACTCTTTTTTAGTACCTGCGTCATCTTTAAACGCACCTTTGAGTACAGTTGTTTGTGTAAGACTACTATGTGCCTTAACACCTCTGTTCTCTACACAACCATGCGTTGCTTGTACATAAACACCTAAGTGTTCTGCATCTGTTGCTTTTTGTATTTCGCGAGCAATATCATTTGCAAGTTCTTCTTGCAATGTACCACGTTCAGCACACCATTGTGCAATACGGGTGTATTTACTTAGTCCAATTAATTTGTCTGCGGCAATAATACCAATGTATGCAACACCTTTTACAATCTGATGATGATGCGAACACATACTTGTAAGTTCACTTCTAACAACTAACATACCTTCATAACGATCCATACTGTCATTTGGAAATGCTGTCGCTTTTGGAATTGGATCATAACGTCCTGCCATTAATTCATTAATATACATCTTTGCTAGACGTTTACCAGTTCCCATACTATTAGGATCATTATGCCTGTCAATTACGAGTGAGTCTAGTACACTCTCAAAGGCTACAGTTGCTTCGTCAATTAGTGCTTCTTTGTCGCCTTCTAATAAAACGTCACTGATGTTGTCACCAGCCCAAGATCTAATGCCAGCCTCTTCTAACCTTGCTTTAATTTCTTCACTTTTGTTCATTTAGTTCTCCGATGTTAAGGCAGTGGATTGCCTGTAATAGTTTATATTATACAATATATTTAGGTCTGTGTCAACCTTTTTTAACATAATTTAAGTAGTCTTTAGCAATTAATTCATGTATATGCTTAGTATAATGCTCGCCGTCGACTCTATGTTCGTCCGTTTCTATGTTAATGGCTTTTGCTAATTGCAAATAACCTTCTGCGGACGATGATGCTTTTGTACCTGCTTGCCAATCTCCGTAAAGCTCAACATTGTCAGGAACAAATACTCTATTGTTAATCGTCCATTGATACCATTTAATATCTCGTCTAGCACACATAGTATCAATTGCTAATAAGTCTAAACAATAGTCTTTGTATTGTAAAGGTGTTACTAGCTCGTGCCAAAGTTTTGTGTAGATATATTTTTCATGAAAGGGTTTAAAGTCTGCTTGTACTTTCATATCGTCAAAAAAGAAACCTTTAAATTCTTCGTAGTTTTCTTTTCTAACTTGATCAATCATTTCAATGTAATTTTCAGTTACACGATGATCTGTATATCTTTTTATCTTTTCGTCTTTTGGTTGATTGTCATCTAAGAACAAATCTACATTTGTATTTTCACCAACATCTAAGTTACGTGAACATGCAAGTAAGAATCTATTCCAATATGTACTTTGCACAAATACTTCATCAATGTCATCATAACGATCAAGCATTGATTTAACCCAAGCAGGATATTTTCTGTTACATCCACCTGGTTGACTATAGATAATAACTTCTTTATTATTTTCTTCGGCATATATCTCAGCATAGTTATTATCTTGCCATGCTGAGATTGTATCACCGATTTCAGAGTATCCGTGTGCGTGACTATCGCCGATGAATAGTGTTTTAGTCATTAAAATACTTGTTCAACATTTCTAGTCTATCATCAGCAGTTGCCATAGCATCTAATTCTTTTTGAATTGTTTCGATGATGTCTGAATGTTCGCCAATGCCTACAACCTTTTCCATATACACATTAATATTAGTTTTGTGTAATAGGACTTCTGCTTCGGCATGTTTTCTTGCCGCTTCAATCATTTGCTGTTTCAACATAAGTTCCTTTCCTGTAGTTTCCTTGTTTAGGTATTACGTGTCGTACGCCGCCGCGTGGATCATCCATATCGCCTTTGCGCCTAGGAATTAAGTGAACGTGTGGATAGTTAACAGTTTGTCCTGCCGCTTCTCCAACGTTTTGTCCGATGTTGAACGCATCACAGTATCCACGTTCAACCCAATCATAGCCCCATTTATATGCGGCCTCCATACATTTTGTTAGTCCTCTCCAGTCTTCTTGTTTAGGCACAAAAAGAATGTGTCCTTCAGTAACCGGATAGCCATCTTTGTATACTGTAAAGTCTTTTGACTCAATTAGTACATCTGTCCAAGGTTTAGAATCCATAATTAAATGCCACCATTATACGTTCTTTATCTGTAAGTTGTTGTTCAACTTTATGATGCAAATGACTTGGAAAGATAATTAAACTTCCTGTCATTGCCGCACAAGTTACATTAGGAGAGTTTGCTTCATTTAGTTCTGAAACATTTACTCTCGGCCAGTTAGCTTTCATATTAGGATTAACAAGTGTTAGTCCTGGATGATCTTGATCTGCTTGAATATAGTATACTCCACTCCATGTGTCTGGAAGATGATTATGTTCTTCGTGGTAAGTGTACTTACGATTAATACTAAACCAACTGCTCTTAAGTGAAGGCGTATGTTGTAGTTTAGTTTCTTTATGACACTCTTTTACACTTGCATCAATAAAGTTTTTTAAATCTTCAAACAACGGATGTTCTAAAATACTTTCACTGCCGTATGATGTATATCCGTTAGCAGTATATCTTATAGGAGATTTATCTGTTTTTTCTTTTGCTAAAAGCTCTTTAACTACAGACTTTTGTAGCTCTTGAGCTTTGTCGTATACAGCTCTAAATACTTGTGTTGGAAATATAAACTGCTTCTCAATCATTAATATTCTCCAACGTGTTCCCAAGGATAAACTAACCAAACATCTTCTTCTGCTTTATTTACTTCGTGGCAACTATAGGATATTGTACTATTGAAATCACTTGCTAAATTATCGGTTAGTGTAGCAAAGCGAACATTGTTACCAAACACATTATTCCATTTAGGATCATCAGGCAAACACCCTTGTTTCCAGTCTTGCATAATCCAATTAAACGTAGCACCAGTATCGTTAATATCATCTACAATAAGAATTTTCTTTTCTAATGGCCCTGCTGTTACTTTTGTACCATCGTTGTATCCATATGCATCTTCTGCCATCCATAACATACTATCGCCAGTCTTACCTGACTCTCCATCACGTAAACTTACTTTAAGTGCTTCACAACGTATACCTGTGATGTTACTAATAATAGTAGCAGGTACATTACCACCACGTGTAATACCTACAATGTAATCAGGCTTCCAATTGTCAGCGTACATTTGATTTACAATACTAACGCACATACGTTCTACGTCTTGCCAGTTGTAATAGTGTTTTTTAATCATGATATCCATCATCCTCATCTAATATTTTAATAGTTGGTTTATTAATAAACCAGTTTGGAACCTCTGGACAAGCATCTTTAATTTCTTGACTAGTATATGATTCAGGTTGTCTAATACCATATTTGTTCATTTGGTCTAAAGCCCAATCTGTAACATCTTGCTTGTTCTTAAACATTCTTTAAATAATCCTTGTTGTCGATCCATTTACCATTTTTTACAAAGCCCCAGCTTTGTGCTTTTCTACCCATGAAGAATAAACTCCAACATGGAATGTTATTTCCATCTTTGTCCTTTGCAAGCTCTAACCAATGTAGATCTTTTGCTGAACGAAAACGTATGCTACCTGGACCACGCCAAAACTTGCCTTGTGGTGTATGTTCCCAATAGCCGCCTTTAATAATAAATGCTCCCCAACTCCAAGGATGATCATGTAGTGTAGGCTCATCACTTACTAAAACTTTATGTAGTGTGATGTTAAAAGGAAAGTTTTTTCTTTCTTTTAAAAACAAATAATATCTTACTAGGTAAGGTACTTTACCGCTTCTATCTGTAATTACACGTTTACGGTTTTTAAAAAAGTTCATCTTTTATTTCCCCTGATTCTTTTTTACCTTTGTAATCTTGCTTAACCATATTATATACACTTTCAAAGTTGCGCCAAACTTTTACAAGTGCAGGATATTCTTTACACATGTTTTCTACTTCGTCTGGATCAATCATGGTATCTAAAATATTATAATAACCACCTGTACTACCTGCACTATCAAATGTAATATTTGGACCTGCACTATTTGTATTGATAATGTATTCACCACCAGTATCATTTACACCATCAATGGTAATTGTTACATCACTAAGACCATAATCCATACTTGGTGAATCTGTTGTAATATAACCTGTATCGTAATCATCACCCATTGCTTACCTCCTTGTATAATGCTTCGCCACTAAAGAAAGATCTTTTTAAGTTGTATAATTGTTTATTCATAGGACCTTTATAACTATCATAGTTTTCCATATAATCAATTACTTTGTCAACAAGTTGCGGTCTAAATTTTTTGTATTGCTCAAAGTTCTTAGTCCAAATACTTGGATACTTGAAAGGCTGATCTGCCATTTCACTATAACTAAGTCTATCAGGAACCATAGGAATAGTATCAACTAATAAACCTTCGTACCAACTAATACCTAGTGTTTCTTGTAGATTAGCACTAAACACAAGTTTAGCTTTACCTAACAAATTATGGTAGTCATTTTTTGATAGTTGTTTTTCTTGACACACAATAAATTCATATTGCGGTAATTGTTCTTTTAAATCTCTAAAGATTTCAACTTGTTTTTCTGGAGCAACTCTGTGCGGAAACAAAATTATATCTTCTTTAGGCATGCTTTTATAACTATCTAAACTAGTAGCCAAGTACTCCATAGGCCATCCAACACGTTTAATTTTATCTTCGTTAACGTGCCTATTATCTAAAATAGGATCACCTTTGTTTTTAAATGTTTGTAAAAATAAGTCTATATGAAACTGTGTAGCAAAAAAGTTATGATCATAACAATCAAACATACTACGTTCTGCATTCCTTACCCAAGGTTTATTACCTATAAGTCTACCTAAAAAATCTTGCGGATCATAACTACCTGCATGCCACAAACCACCAATGCGAATATCAACACCCAATAGCTCTGCCATATAGCGTAATTGAATAACTGTAGGATTCCAGGCATCGGTATAGATAAAATAATCATCATCTTTAATTTCACCACTTGCAAACATCCTGCTAATCTCTAACATCTGTTGAGATTTGTAATTGTTAGTTCCGGCAAAGTTAAGAAATGCCCCAGGCGTTGTAGCCTGAGGTACTTCTCCACCACTAATAACAATAACTTCTTCATTCGTAGATCGTTGCAGTTGCTTTGGAAGATATTCTTTCCACTGCTTAGTATACCTAGTATCTACTGCTTCAATGTCTACGATAAAGATTGTCATTAGTGTCTCCTATTACTCTGATAACGACCTTGATTATTACGATCATTACGATGGTTATTAAATTTACGTTTGCCGCCTGAACGGAATCTGCTATAAGCCTGCCAAGCACGACTTTTATTATTATACAGATTTCTTTCGTCCCAAGTATAGCCATCATGACCAAACAAGTACGCGGTTCTGCAGAACGCTTTGAAACGTTCCATATCGTCAAAGATTTTTACAATCTCTGGGTTTTTAGCAAAGTATTCACCCTGGTTGTAAGCCATTTATTATCTCCTTTAATAGCTAGGGTATGTAATTTGTGCACCGTTCTCTCCGTCTTCGGAAATCTCGATGTGGACCTCACGTCCAGTATATTTTGTTGTAATCTGCTCATACAAATCATCTGACATCATTTCACATGACTTATAATCTAGTTCAAGTGTTTTTTCTGCGTAAAGTTTCTCCATCCATCTTTTAAATTGAATAAACTCGATATCTCTGTCATTATGTGTAACAGTAATACCTACTCTAAAATGAAATATGTGTCTATGGGGATATCCCAAAAAACTAACATCATATTCATCACCTGTTGCAAGACTAGGATCATCTAGTGCCGCAGGATACTTATGGATACCTTCTTTCTTAAAGGTTACCCAAATCATACGTTTTGCTTCTTTCATTGCTTTGTCTTTAGCATCAATCATATCTTGTTCTCTCATTCTACGCATCATATAGTCATAATGTCGTTCTTGTTGCATTTATTATACTACCTTTACTCATTGTTGTCAATAGATATTGGTGAATCATTTTCGTATTTTTCCCAAGATGTAAACTTATCTCTTGACTGCAAATCTCTAGCATAATGTACCCAAACACCTGCATTTGATGCTTTAAAGTCTTTATCATCAATTTTAATACATGCATTGTAGTTAAGTTGATCAATATAAGGTAGTTTTACGCTAATCATACTAATAAACTTTTTATGTTCATTATACCCAGATTCTAACACCCAACTATGAAACTTAACATCATAGTCTAGTGTAACCCAAAAGCCAGCTTTACATAATCCATCAACTAATAGATCCCATGCTGTATTTTGTTCGTTCTTACCGTATGGCAATTCAATGTCAAAACTTTGATTGGCGCCTAAGTAAATGTGTTCGACTGATTCCGCTTTTGCTCTTTCAATCACGTCATCAACATCTTGTGGTCCTACAACAAACAATGTATGTTCATTGTGAACTGGTGTATGCTCTACTTCATAACCTGTAAAATATACAACGTCATCTTTGACGCCATCATCGTAATCTCTATTCATCTTTTGCTAACTGATCCTTTATTGCAAGTTTTTCTTTTTTTAGATTAATAAGGTGTGATTTGTGATTATATGATCTATCACCTTCACGTTCTTTTTCTATTGCTTCAACTTTGTTGTGTAAGTAGTCGTGCATATTTTGTAACTTTTTTGCACTTTTACTTTTTCTTCCTGTCGCCATCTTTATACCTCCGTAAATAAATTTGAAAAGCCTGTATTTGCATTTACAGTCTTTTTACCTACTGCTCCTCTAGTGCCAATAATTGACATCCAGAATTTACTATATTCTTCTATGATTGCTTCTGCTTCGTCTCTGTTTGAAGTTGCAAATATTGCTTCCACAACATCTTTAAAATATAGCCTGTCGAATTGTTCCTCCACAAGCATTGCCGGAACATTTCCATTGTCGTATTGTCTGTTTGCTTCTTGTACTGCATTAACATGACTCCATACGTTGTGACCCATTTGTATAGCATAACTAAAACTATCCCAACTAGTTGAGTCACGTTTACGAATAATTTGATTACCGTCTTCGTCTAGTATAGGATTACCATGTTTGTCTCTATCAATTTCTCCTGCTAAAATTTTAGGACCACCAACTTTGTTAGTGTCACCAGGAGCATATATACAAACATCGTTTACTTTAATATTTTTAGTCAAAGGACTATCAGTAAAGTTTTTAAATATTCCATCTGCTAGTACACCATCTCTAAAGTTACGTGTATCAGTTGCGTACTTTAATTCATCAATACTTGGAACCATTCTGTAGACCCATTTAGTTCTATCTTCAGTTTCAGTTTGAATGTAAATTTGTCCATTTGCTGTAGCAAGGAAAGGAGAAGCACAATCAAATGTAATTGTAAAGTTTGGATTATGATACTTACGTACTGCTCTTTGTATATCAGTTAGTAGTGTAGCCCATTCTAGTTTGCTTGTTCCTAGAAAGTGCATAAAGTCATGTTTACCTTGTTCAAGTAATCCATCAAAACGTAATGCTACAATACGTTTAAGAACTAAGTGTATATCACACATGTTCTGTCCACCCATCGACCATCCGTTAAAGTGATTCTCATACTTTGCAGGATCACAATAGTCTTTCATCTGTTGATACCAATCTTCAGCATCAGCATGATTCTCACCTTGTAATACATTTAAGAACTTACAAGCACCTGTTCTGTGTTTCATAAAGTAGTCGTTGTTAATACGTGTAGCATTAACAGCCTCTTGATATGTACTAATACCTGTTGCTTTTGCACCAGCAGGTGAACGTGCCACCCAAGCCGGAATATCAAGTATCATACCATAGTCCATATAAGCATCCATCCACGCAAGTACTTGCTCACGTTTCTTTTGTGCTTTAGGACAATTAGGATCTTTCCAATCGCCTTCCCAAACACCTTTACCAATTTGGAAGCCACCTGAGTCACCTAACAACCAACTGTTCTCACGATCACGTTCTCTAACCATAAGTTCTTTTGGAGCATCTTTATTGATATCTAATTCAGCATGTCCTGCTGAGTACAGAGTCCAATGATAGTTAAACATTCCTTCTTTTTTGTTTAACCAATTCATACTTTCCATACTAGGATAAGGAATACGACTTTCTTCAACATATTCTTCACGCCTTTGCTTACCTACAAATGTTGCGTAGAATCCACTTAGAGCTGGAAGAAATATTGCATAGTCTTTTTGTGCTGTTGTTAAGTCAGTATTCAACTTGTTTCTCCTACTTAGATTGTGCTGGCAAAATGTAATTGTATGTTCCCATACCACTATCAACTGTAATTTGCATTGCACCTTGATCACTTAGACTCATTGTTGCTTGTCCGTCCAAGTTTAAGATTGCTTGTACTTGTGCTACAGGATATGTCCATGCATGCTTTAATGTACCTTCAACACCTGTTTGGAATACAAACTTACCTGCGTGTGTATTTGCATCACCAAAGTAAAACATTACATCAGTAACACCACTAGTTTCTTCAACTTTAATTGTAAAAGTTGTTTCTTCTGAATGTGCCGCACTTTGCAATTTCATTCTAGTAATTGCCGCTAACGATGGAGTAAATGATACATCCCATGTTGCACCTTTAAACTTAACACTTTTAAGTTTTTCATTAATAATCTCTGTTGACATAAAACGGAAATCGTTTTGGAAATCACCTGCTTCATTCTCAAAGTGAATACCAGTTGGAATAACTGTACCATTACGATCTTGTTCGGTAATTGTAAGTTTGCTATTCTTTTGATACTCTGGATTCTTTAAATGCAATGCAAGTTTATCTAAGTTAGGCATACCAAAAATGTTTGCGCCAAATTCAGCTACCTTTTCTTTTGTGTTTGCTGACAGAATTACACTGCGATCTTCTGCCATTGATTCAACAGTAGTACTACTGTCGTCTCCTGTTACTTTCACTAAGCTCAAAAAGCCTAAAGAATGTGTCTTTGCTACTACGTCTTGTAAAATATCTTTCATAATACTTCTCCTATGTTCCTTTTATTATACGACATTTTGTTGATAAAGTCAACAACTTTTTACTCTATTTCGGAGATCACTGCTCGAAAAACGGTGCTCTCTTTTGTTAAAAAACAGTTCGATTCCTCGTTTGGCACATATAGCCCTACCAGTAAACTTACCATTTTTGTATTCTTCACCTAAAATCCTTACATCAATATGAAGCATATTTAGAATGTCTTCTAAGTCAGTTTCTGTTTGATATGGGATTATTTCGTCAACGTACTTGACAGCACTAAGTTGTGTATGTCTTTCTACTATAGTTTGTACGGGTGAATTTTTCTCTGGACGATCAAGACTTGGATCAATTTGTAGGCCACAAATCAAGTAGTCACATTGTTCTTTTGCATCTCTCAGCATTTGTATATGACCTGCGTGGAGCAGATCAAATGTACTACATGTGAAGCCTATTCTCATTTCTTAAAGCCTTGTTCTTTTAAAAATCCATCTACTGTATATTTAGGTCTAAAGCCTAACTTATCCATCAAATGTGTATTTGCCTGTGTTTTTGTTCTTTCGCCAATAGTATTTAACTTTACTGGCAAATCAGGTCTTATGTCCTGGATCCTTACACATTCTCCAGTACCAATGTCAATATTACCTGTTAGGTCTTTGTCCATTAATAACATAATACCATCTGTTAAATCTTCTAAATGTATAAAATCTCTTAGATGATTTGTTGTGTATTCTAATGTATTGTTAAGCAATTTATCAAAGAACATTTTAGCTCTTGGACTTTCGCTGTACACTGTATGAAATCTCATAAACAATGCATTAGGGTGTGGAATGTTTTCAATTACATTCTTACTTGCGGCATATGGATTAAGATGTGGTTCGTACTGTGAACTTGATCCTGCTACTAATACTCGAACATTATCGTAGAACTCAAGTATACGTTTTGTTCCTTCTACATTAGTATTCCAATACTTTGCCGGATCAGCAAGACTTTCTCTTACGCCGCCAATGCCTGCTAAGTGTATTACAAAATCTACCTTAGGTAGTTCTGAGGTTAATATATTAGTACCTTCTTTAATATCTATACCGACAACATCATGTCCATCTACAACTAACTTTTCTTTTAGTCTTGATCCGATGAAACCTAGATGCCCTGTAATTAGTATCTTCATGTTTCTTTCCTTTTGTTCTTATTGCTTGTTACAGCAGTTGATAATATTGGTAGTGTGGCGCCAATTACATTTGCTGAATACAGCAATGCTTCTGTATCTTTTGGAAAGCATGCTCCTCCAAAACCTTTGTCGCCATCTGGACCTGGAACTTGCATATGACTATGTGTAATTCTTTTGTCCTCACCTACCAATGCTTTAACTTGATTATAATCTATTCCTGCTGATTCGCATAGATCAAATACTTCGTTAAAGAAAGCAACCTTGGTTGCTAAAAAACTATTGCGTAAATATTTTGTTAATATTAATTCTTCTACCGTAGCATAGATTGGATTGAATCCTTTACATAAAATAAACACATCATTCCAAAACTCTACATTACCTCCACCAAATAACATTGTTGTTTGATTTTTAAAGTCTTCGTTTGCATTGGCCGCAGTTAAAAACTCAGGGCTAAATGTAATTTCTTTATTTTGTGGCTTAAGATCTTTGCGCCACCCTTCTAAACTAATTGTGCTTTTGATTAAAATAGGTTTATCACTTGGACATGCTTTAACTACAGTTTCAACAATAGTCATATTACATGCTCCTGTTACTGTAGCAGGTGTTGGAACACAAATAACATAACCGTCGCTATCGTTATCAATAACATTATCGTTATATTCAGGATCAACAATCTTTACTTCATGATAGTCTTTGAGTACTTCGTACACAGCCTTGCCTACAAAGCCATACCCAATTAAAGTTAGTTTCATTTAGCCTCCTTCTTTGCTTGCAATTTAGGATGTGGAGTTTTATCGTTAAAGATATCTCCAGCCATTGCTTGTATTTGTTCTACTAGATGAGTAACTAACTGTTCGTCATACTTCTCACCTGGTGCCTTTTTATATTTTTCTCTATGTGCTTGAACAGCCATTCCGTGCATTGCACTAACCTTGTCCATTAGTTGTTGTATTGTATGTTGCATTATTCACCTCCAAAGTCAAACAAACTATTGAACGTATTGTTCTGTTTAGTGTCTTCTAAATCATAGTTTAGAACACCAATTAGGTTATCTAGTTTGTTATCAATAATAGTTGCTTCCATAGCATCGCCATCAAATGGCAGTTCTTTGAACCATTCTGGAATACGCAATTCATCTGTAGGGTATGCAACACTTGTGTAACCTAGCGGATTTTGTTTTAGTTTGCATACAATAACTTTCATACCGTCAACAATCTCTTGCGAGTACTTGTCACCATTCATACGTTTTAGTGTATTCCAATTAATACTTGCTCTAACATGCCCAGGCATGTTTGCTTTACCTTGCTTTTCTTCAAGACGTTGATAGTGTCCTACTTTGTTTGCACGTTTAGGTGCACCTTTTTCATAACCTGGACGTAGTTTAAACTCCTTACGAAATTGTGTAATACGATCTAATACTTTTCTTTCTTCAACATCAGTAAGTACCATAAGCAATAGCTCACTTAAGAACTCCTGCATAAACACAGGTGTATCTGATCTACGCAAGTCTAAGCCCATTGCTTTTACTTTGCCTGGTTTACCATCTTCATCTGTTCTAAAGCCTTCGTTATCAATTACTAGTGCCGCATAACGCTTCTTAGTAATATACAATCCGCTTTTTGCAACAATTTCTCTACCTGCGGCAATAACGTCTGCACGACTCTTTGGACAATGGAATGCTTGTAGCATAAAATCTATAAATGTACTGTCAACAGCATCACTTACTTGATCATAAAGTTTGATAGCGTTCTCAGTACTCCAAGGAATGTCTCCTTTATCAATACCTTCTTTAAGCATTGGGTAAGCACTAAAGTAAACAGAGTCTGTATCACCATATATAACAGCATCACCTACGTGATCATATGTACCTGTAATAACTTTGTTTGCTTCTGCACTCATATGCTTAACAATAGTACGACCTGACAGTGTTGTTGACTGTCCAATACGTTTGTCAAAGAATCTACAACCAGGATTAAGAATAGCACCATACAAACTGTTCAAGTTAATCTTTTTAACAAGTTGTCGCTTGTCCCAGTATTCAATCTCTGTAGCATTGCCGGCATCCTTAGCCTTCTTTAACATTGCTTGTAGTTCTTTACGTTCTGAATACCAACGTTTTAGTAGTCCGGGTATAACACCTTCGTGTTCTGTTGTAAAAATAGTACCGTTTGCACTAAGCATCCAAGGTTGATTGCTATCAAATACAAGTTTATAAATCTCTGCACCTGATAATACATCACTTTGTCCGTTCTCCCAGTCAACAGTTAGTGCAGTATCACGTTTCTGTTCCATAACTGCTTCATATTCTTCTGTAGCAAAACGTCCTTCCCAACTGCCTGCGAAACTTTTCTTCTTAAGACCCATATCTTCTTTTACACGAGCATCTGAAACGTCTGGACGTAGTTGTCCAACAACTGTTGCTGGATCCATATTCAATGCACGAATAACACTAGGATACAGACTGTTCAAGTCCATACTAGCAATCCATTTGTGCAAGCCTTTTTTTGGAAATGCAACATAAGCACCTGCCGCTTGTGTGTTTTCTTCATCACGGTGCGGACGATTAGGTACTTGCATACCACGTCTGTGTGCTTCATTAACAATCGCTTGTTCTGTAACTGCGACAGCACCCATAGTGGTCTGTAGCAAAACAGTGTTTGCATGTGCAAGTTCGTTACTTAGATCAATAAATCTTAGTTTTTTGTCCAGCTTGTCCAGTAGTGCGGTATCTTGTATGTTGTATTCGATGAACTTTCTAAAGTCATTGTTGTACAACTGGTCCAAAGTGCCTTCATAAGGGACCTTGTTCTCACCAACTTCGATTTCGCCAATGGCATCAAGTCTATATGTGTGTCTTTCTTCATATGTATATTTACGATATAATTCCAAACTATCTAAATGCACTCTGCCTATTAGGTCAAAGGTAACAGCTGATTTACCATACTTTTCATATTCACGTTTCTTAGGAAGTTGACCCCACAAGCAGAATCTACGTGTATCATCCTTGCTTAGTACACGGGCAGTTCTGTTTACAGTATACGGAATATCATAACCTTCACTGTTCCAACCTGATAAAATATCAGCGTCTTCAATCAGCGTTAAGAAAGTGTCAATCATTTCACTTTCTTTTTCAACTAGCATTACATTATCAATGCCTTCAATTTCTTTTTTAGCCTGCTCCATAGTAAGTGTCTTAGGCGGCACAGCAATACAGATCATTGTTTCCATCCACTGTAAGTATACAGAGATACTTGTAATAGGCATAAACGGATCTGCAGGATCAGCAAAGCCACGCTCTGGATCAAAGTCAGTCTCAATATCAAAGAATGCAATGTTTAGTTTAGGAGCATCTTGATTGAGATAGTTTTCACTCAAACATTGGAATATAGGATTAATATCGCTTTCAAACATCTTCTTGCCTTTGTTAATAGCAAGTTCTTTACGAAACTCCTTTGTGTTCTTACACACAATTCTACTAATTGGATCGCCGTAGATGCTTTTAAATTTACCTCTTTGATCTTCATAATAAAATGTATACTTGATTGGATATTCAGTAAACTTTCTTTTGCCGTCTTTACGTTCTACAACACGTACAATGTCACTGTCTCTATCAAATAATGCGTCTACGTAACTCAATTAATTCTCCCTGTAAGTAATGTCATTAATGTTTCCTGCTAAAACATATCTTGTTGTGTTTACAGGATATACTTTATGATGTATGGTACTAGGAAACATGACTACCATATCATTATACACTGGTAAGTTGACTTCGTCAACCGGAAAGATTTCGTTTTTGGACTCCTGCATTTCAACAAACGTAAGTGGATTGTTACTTTCGCCTACATCTAAGTAGTAAACCCAACTGTAACGACTTAGTGTACCGTGTTCGTGTTGTGGACAACCTTGTCCGGGTAAGCTCTCTTGGAACCATACTTCTGCATCAATGTTTAATTGACTAGTTTCATGCCAAACTTGATCAGTTATAAACTTAGGACCCCTTGGACGTACAATATTATGGCAATACCATAAATGTATTTTGTCTAGTAAAGGACTAATTATATCGTGATCAAGATGTATTTCGTGGTTAGTCTTCCATGACTCAACAGTATATTGTTCTTCCTCTTTTAATTTAAGGAAATAATCAATAATAGGTTTTGTGGTTTGTTTAGTAAAGCCAAGCGGGCCATGTCTTATGGCGGTCGGCTGAGATATGTATAGTGTACTACAACTTAACTTCATTTTTTCCTACGTTGCTTATGGCCAACTTAACCTTCTACATGCCTGGCAATTGCCTTTGGCGTTACTATTATTTATTAGAACAACAAGCCCGCAACGTAAATTACGGTTAATCCTGCGTTCATAACAATTAAACTTTTTTCTTTCCATAGGACACCAACAAGTATCCATAGACTATTACTAATAATGAATGCCCAAATGTACAAAGGGTAAACATTAAATGCGGCCAGTGTAGCGGCTGTCAGTAAACATACTGTAGCCACCCATGCTAGCCATTGATAGGGTTTTACCACCATCCTGCGGCCACTCCATATCCAAATGTGTTAATAACAGCAAAGTATCCTGTTAGTAACATAACCCATGCCGCGCCTCTGCGTACAGCCGCGTAGCATTGTGTAACCGATCCTACAAAAAAGAACGGATATATAATTAGCATGTTTGGATCTTTAGCATTAAATGCCAAAGTCAAACTTGCCATAACTGTAAATACGAAACTTATTAGTTCGAATCCAAAAGCAATCTTGTCGCTTTTATAACTATTGATCCAAAAATCTTTTACTTTTTGCATTACGGCTTGTCTTTCCCTACAGTGACAACTAGTGTTTCTAAATCGTCAAACTCGTCAGCAACCTTTTCCCAATCACCTTTATGGGCAACTTTAATTGCTTTGTTAATTAAACTTGGCTTAATGTCAAGTTCTTCTGCTACTGCTTTCACAGTTTCTTTAAGACCTGTGCTTAGATCTTCAATTTCTCTCATAACTGTAGCGCCTTCGTTAACTAAACGTTCTAGTTTAGCCTTCTCGTCGCCACCATATACTCTGTCGCTCATAAGATTCTCCTTAGTTTATGTAGTATTATACTATATTTTTAGGGTGTTGTCAAGTGTTATTTTACCAATTATCTTGGAGGACAAATTTCAAAGCCGTTCATCTGCTTCTTGTATTCGTCTGCATATCCAACATATATGTACTTAACACCTTTGGCCTTGTAATACGCACATTCGTGGCGTAGGCTCTTTAGACCTAAGAATAACTTAGGGTTTTTGTAGTTCCAAGCAAACTGTATTGCTTCTACATTATCTGAATTATACCAATAATAGTGACTAAACGCAACTAGTTCTTTATTGCTGTAGTATCCAACTATATCACAATGCGGTGCACACAAGTCTTCGTTAAATAAAGGCATTACACTTTCAAACTGTTTGTACTTACAGTATTGATCGTATATTTTTTGTAGTTGTTCTACTGGCGGGTTATCAAACAGTACGGCTGATTTAGA